AAGTTCGCAACAATTTTAACAGAATAGGCTATTTCGATAGTAATTCTTATAGAGAAGCCTTTACGAACTCATTAGCTGAAGCAAATGGCATTTTAACTGCTACCCTTACGTTGTTAGAACGCCTTGAAGATGAACTCGATAGCGATAAATTAAAATGCAGTTTAACCTTAGGGTATAACCTTCTTAAATCAAGATTCCATGAGATTTCTGATGATATAGAATCTCGATTTTCATCAATCTGTTCTCAACACCATTAATTTTTTATATCTCTTAGGAGTGAAAAAATATGGAAAACTATTACCCACTATCTCACTTTATTGTGTTAGCGGATGGTTATTGCATTATGGACCTATTTGCGACAAAAATTAGCCTTGAATCTGTTCTTACTCAACAGATAGACCATATTGTGTTTGTTAATGAAGAATCCATTACCGAAAATTCGATAATCTTGGATGGAATTTGGTTCTGTGGAATTAAAAACATACAAGTTATGCTAGTATTAGATGAAGATGTTGAAATTATGCACTTTCATACTACTATGGAGTGTTTATTATGAAAGCATATGAAATTGCTAGTTATACTTTTTTATTTCTTAGTCTATTTATATGTAGTATATTCTGGAGTGTTATGCTATGAAATTTCAAAAACAACCACGTAAATCAGAAACCATTATTCTATACCATTTCTATCTCAAAAATGGTTCAGAATACCCTAATGCCGAAATAATCTCACAAGATAAGACCTTTATTGTAATACGCTTATTGCACCATAAAAGAACCGAAACTATAACACTTTTTTGCAGTTCAATTTTGCACTACTATGAAAGTTATAGATATAAATACTATTACAGGAGTTAATCAAAATGCCAACAACCTATGATTTATATGATATTCTATCCAATTTCCTTGGGAGTATTATTGCTGACTCCTTTAGAATAGAACCTAGCCGTTATATTGATGATAACCATTTAGTATTTTATGTAGATGGGGTCCCTAATGCAATTTTTGTTGAATCCATGGTTGGAATCAACAAAATAGTGCACCTTGATGAAAATGGTGCGACAATAATTAATACGTTATAGGAGTTAATCAAAATGACAATAGTATATGATTTATATGATATATTAGCAAATTACTTAGGGAGTATTATTGCTGACTCCTTTAAAATAGAACCTAGCCGTTATGCTGATGAAAACCATTTAATATTTTATGCAGATGGGGTCACTAAAGCAATTTTTGTTGAATCCATGTATGGAATCAGCAAAATAGTGCACCTTGATGAAAATGGTGCGACAATAATTGATTATTAATTTTTTTCCAACCTATTTTTCATTAATTCTTTTTTTATTTTATCTGTCAATCCCATCTTTATATTTTTAAATAATTGGTATTCTTCTAAATCCATGGTTTTATCCCACCAATCCCAGAATTCTTCAATCTCTTTCTGATTTTCTTTATTCTTCAACAATTTCAATCGCACACCTTAGCACCCTTAGTTTGCCATACTTTTACTTTAGCATACACAAATTTTTCCAAATTAGCTGGGTAGTCATGAGTAAACATGTAGTCTTTGATTACATTTGCTGTTATTTTTGTGTCAACCGAATACTTCTTAATTATAGCATCTGCAATTTTCTTTACCAAATCTTTTTGTTCAGTTGGTGTTAACAACTGAGAAGACTCATTAGCAGAACGTTCTACTTCAACCACTTCATTTGTGTCAAAAAGTGGATAAATAGTTTCCGCCTTTTCATGGCTCATAGTTAAACTAATCATCCGTTGAGATATCCGATTTATGACTTGATATTTAAACCCTTTCTTATTCATTCCATTACAAATGACTATTACATCAGCTAACTCCCGATAACGTAAATCAACCGTATTCATTAACTGCATACTCATAATTATTTCAATTGTCTTTTTCCTTGACTGAAATAGCATATACGACATATACCTATTACGGATTGACCCCGATATTCGAGATTCTAAAAATACATATGCTTCATCAATTAGCACCAAACAATCATTATATTTCCCATTCACGAAATCATAAATAGAAAATGGTTTGTAAGGAATATTTAAATGATAATTTGAAATAATCTGTTTATTCGACATTTTCGCTATTGCAGTTAACAATAGCGTTTTTCCAGAGCCCATATAGCCTAATATAAGCGACAACATTTTTACCACTACTTAATTGGATTTAAGGGATTTACCACGGGTGGTTGTGAATGGTCAAGTTGACTTAAAGACTTTAACGCTTCAATATATTCAGTTCTACCTTTACGTTCAAACGAAATTAAATACGTAAAGGATGTTTGAATAAATTTCTCTAAAATAGCATTTGCCTGTGGTAATTGATGTTTTTGAACATACTCCCTTATGGTGTCCAAACACGACCACCTTAAGGGCTTTGATAACTCAGTTTTTGAAGCAAGGTTCTCATTATTCAGCAATTGCTCAACAATTTTTCGCTTCATGTCTATATCTTCACTTGACTCAAAAAGTGAATTTAAACTATTTTCCATAGACATTTTAAATCAAACTCCCGATTAATGGAATTACATTTGTTGTATATTCTTTAATGAGTGTTTGTATTTTGTCATTATAAATACCCATGCAAATTACAACAGCAATCAAACCACCAATTAATATTCCAAGTAAAACCCAAAGAATCTTCTCTTTCTTATTGTCAATAACCCCTGCAGTTAATTCCTTAATTATTTTTTGCCCAACTATTAAATCCAATTCGGATGGTTTTAATAGCGGTAAAACACCATTAAAGACTAGTTGTTTTCCACTATCTATATCAAAAAAATAAATTTTTTGTTTCCCGATATAAGCGGGTTTAGACAAGTCTAAAACAAATTCTTTATCCTTTAAGGATATAATAGGCTTTATTTCATTTGTTTCCAACACTTTAGCTATAAATAATGCTTCAAAATGTTGTCGCAAAAAACAAATTTTATATTTTCTTCTAAAAAGACCCATAATTTTTCACTTCTAAATATGTTTTTCATTTTTTGTCTTCAAATGCTGTGCTATATACATTATATTCAAAGTTGTATGTATTACCATTAGCGATAATGCATAAACAGTAAAATCGGGTGCATTTACAATACTTGTAGTTCCCGCCCATAATACCATCAACAGCATTATTGATTGTAATAAATAATTCGTTTCATACCGCCAATTTAAAAATAGCGAAACTCCAATTAGCCCAAATAGTAATTCCATCCATTCGTTCATTCCAACCATGCTCCCAACAATAATCCAGCAATTAACATCAACAAGCCAAATGTAGCAATAGCAATTGCCTCCATGCCTTTATTTGGTTTATCTACCTTCAATTCTTCTAATTTTATTCCCATTTTTATTCACTAATTTCTTAACATCCATTTTTAACAATTCATATAACTTATACGAAATTAATACGGTAATGACTACATGAAACCAACTACTCCAAAGAAGATTCATTTAAACTACCTATTGCATAAATTACATATATTAAAACAGAAACAATTTGTGCCATAAGACCAAAGTACCCAAAGGGTAGTATAAAATAACTTGATGTTATCAAAAATAACGACATAAACATGGAAAGTGCAATATATTTAGCAATATTTGTAGACCCAGCTTCATTAATGCCCACTCCAAAAACCGATAAACTTGAAACCACCACTAA